GCCCTTTGAGAAGTGGCTCAAACAAGAGTCAAGAGAGGGGCATAAAGTTTGAATAGCCCGCCTGACGAGTCCGGCTGACTACCGGACGAAACTACCACCTGGTAGTCGTGGGAAGTCACAATTTCACCCCACAAGAGGAAATAAACATGATCTACTCGTTTTTAAGTCAGGAATTTAACCAGAAGTTAGGGATTAATCCCGACTTTTCCTACGAGAGGGAAAGTCAAGGTAACACCTTTTATTTCTATATCAGGGAAGGTGTCCTCGTAGTTGAGGAATTTGAACACTGCTACGACGATAAAGACCTCGTGAAAGAGGTTAAAATCATCCTAAATAAAGGCGACCACATAATCGCTGATTCGGTAGGTGGACTGACCTTGATCAAGTTGTTCAAAGTCGGTGTTAGGGTTAGTCTGCTTGATTCAGAGTTGGTAGGGTTGCCACTGGAGCAACAGACGGAGGACATAAAAGCGGATATTATTTATTCACTGGTTTCTTTAGGTGACTAAAGGAATTTTGTGGGCTGTCATCCAGACACCCCTATTAATTCCCCAACGCTACCCCGTTGGGAGTCCCCGCCATATAACCCTTCAGTTTGGGGTGCATCGGGAAAACTGGACACACTGGATAGGCGAAGAGTTCCAAGCCACAACTTTATATGAAGCTTGGAACGGCAAAATACAAGCTGTAGCTGTCAAACTTCCTGATCATATTCCCTGCGCTAACAAATATCCTCACATATCTGTTAGTTGGTGTAAAGGCATAAAGCCCTATGAATCGAACCTGATGCTGTCATCTAAGTTTGACTACAGACTGTTCAAGCAATCTGTAAAGATGAAAATAGAGTTTTTAGAGTGGGGTTAGACTTTTGCGGAGCTTCTTAGTTCCGCGATCGCCAAGATACAAGTAATATTTGCTTATATCTTGGCGGTTTATTCGCAAACATAACATTAGGAGTTCAAAATGAGTGTTTATTTTTTCAGTCGGCACAAAATAGACCCTAAAATGGTCGAAGACCTGGGGGGTGGTGCTATAAACCAGGTTAGAGGGACGATCAAAGATATTCGCCGCACTGGCGACACTATCACATTCAGCGAGATAATTCTTGCTCAAGACACAGATAGCGTTCAAGAGATAGTATGCCATACGATCTCGGCTGACTCAATAGTGGTAGCAGTTGCACCACTAAACCTCCAAATAGACTGGCTTAACGCGGGGATAAGGACCTTCCTTATCCCCCAGACCACACGGGAAGTGGTTGACGGAGAACCGATTTTCTCCTACACTGGACTGGTGCGGATAAAGAGAATAATAATAGACAAAGAGCAGTGGGTAGGTGTTTCACCTACCATTGAACAGAAACACGCCGAGAGATCGGCGTTGCACAATTCATAATTTTTAAAAGACAGGGTACTTAGATACCCTGTCTTTTGCACAGTTACTTAAACAAATGGCGTGAAGTCAACGGCCATTTAGTTTCTATTAAAATAATTTAAAATCCTCCAAAGTGCTTTTGTATAAGACTTTGGAGGATTTTTAAATTTAATTATGAGGGATAAAAGGCATACAAAAAATGCGTGTATGCCTTATGTGTGCTGAAATCTAGCAACTACCGTGATAAATATCGAGTAACCTTACAGATAGTGAACAACGTTACTTTTTGGGTGTAATTGGGTTTATTGATGTATCTTGGCTTACTTTTCATTGGGAATTACGTAGAATGTTCATTCCCTGTTCTTTGGGTATGGGGTGATAAATATCCGTAAAACTGGTAAATCAGATTGGTATTCTGGATAAACAACCAATCTGATCTAATTTATGTTGCACAAAATAATTGTCGGAACTATGTTAATGGTCGCAATACCTAGCCCTTACGCGATCGCACAAAATGCACAAAATGGCGATACATTGACTGGATACTTGGAATTAATCTCATCTGGCATGGGCGTAAATAGTAGGGGTGAGTGTTATGGGCGAAATGGATTTATCGACATAATGGGTCAAATCCCGGTAATCATCAAAAACGAGTCGGGGACAGTTATTGCCGTCGGGAAAACAGAGACAGGTAAACAACCCGAAGAACATTCAGCGGTAAGATGTATTTTTAATTTTCGGGTTGAGAATATCCCAAAATCAGTTTTTTATAGCGTCGAGATAGGGCGACGTGGGAGCGAAACGTTTTCCCATCAACAATTAAAGGATCAGGGTTGGGATTTGAAGTTGAGACTGCACAGATAATTACCTATTCAACGCCCCGCCCGGACGCTGTTGTTTCTGAATTTCCGCCAACACAACTGATCTTAGAGAATTTTGCAATTGTGGAACATTGACCGAGCTATCCCCGCCGCCCTCTACAGTGACGGGGATATTTATGTTCATGTTTTTAGACCCGATTTCATTACTTAAATTTTGACCACCTCCGACAATACCACCATTCGCAAAATTCAATATTTTGTCTAATCGCAGTTCTTGAAAACGCTTAGATTGTTCTGCGGTCAATATCATCTCATCTTCATTAAACACGCCCAGTATTGCTTTCCTGCCCCCTGACTGAACCCTCTCGCGGTTTAGTGCTTCTGATATGGGGTTACTATTTCCTGTGGCGTAATTGGGGACATATCCTTCACTAAATCCCAGTATCCCACCGCCTTTACCGCCTCCACCGCCGAACAAACCACCACCTCCACCAAAGATACTAGAAATAAGGGAGTTAACCGCCAATTGGGTTAATTGTTGGGCGATGCTTCCGATCAGGTCTTTGAAGGCATCCCCCGCAGATTTAGACCCAGAAATGATGTCACCAAAGAATGAACCGAGGGCGTTTTTACCAACATCTAATAAGTCTTTGCCGAGTGTTTTCACTTGTTGAGAAATACCCTCTAAATTAATCTTGTTAATTGCTTCGGCATTGGCTTGTAGTGCAGCTATTTCTTGCTCTGTGTACTCGTTGGCTTTTCCTTTCGCGGCGGCTATTTGTTGTTCAATTTGTAGTAATTCTTGTTTATATCTAAATTGTTCCTCCATTCTTGCGGCTTCAGCTTCTAATGCGGAGACTTCATATTCATTGCCACCACGTCTGCGAATTAAACCAGTTTGTGCTGGTAACATTGATGCTTCTTTAGAAAGCGCAGATTCTAGATCCGCAAACCTGCCTTGTTCAATGGTTTTTTGTCCTTCTCTGGTAAGGGTTTCAAAACTTGATTTTGACTGTTCGCCCAATATTTTAATTTTTTCGTTTAAGTCAGCAATCTTACCGTCTAAAACTTTAATTACATCACTAGCAGCGTCTAGTTTGCCTTCATTGATTAATTTCTCGCGTCCTTGGGTTAAATCATCATATTCCTGCTTGAGAGTGGTTAACACCTGCTTTTCTTGTTGAATTGCGTTTATTTTATCTAATTGAAACTGTAACTCAGCTTTTTGTTGTTGAGTCCGTGCGGTAGAAATTTCTTTATTAAGCTCAAGAACTTGTTTGTTGTGTTCAATTTCCTGTTTTTCCGACTCCCTTAGCCGTTGATTTTGCAACTCAATTTGTTTACGCTGATTCTCAAATAGTTTTAAATCCACGCCACCCTTATTGGCAATTGAATGAATTTGAGCAACTAAATTATTAATATCTTTCTGAAGCCGCTTGACTTCCTCAGAATCTTTTTTCAATCCCCCCTCACCCAACAAATAAACTTTCCGATCCTGTAAATCATAAAGTTGATTTTGCAGTGGCATTAATGCGGCCTTAGCACTGTATTCAATCTGCGCCTTATCAATTGTTAATTGGATACCCTGTTTTGTCGCATCATCGCCAACTAATGATTGCTGCAATTTCAACTGATTAATGTACGCTTCATGGACGCGAGATAACTTTTCAATTTCTCGCTGACGATCCTTGTTCTTCTCGATTTCTTTTTCTGCACTGGACTGGTTTAAATTATTGGTTTCTAACTCCAAGTCTCGCAACTGTTTCTGAGATTTGATGATTTCATCTAACTGATTAATTGCTTTGGAGTAATCCACGCCAGCATCATCCGGCGTAACAGTTTCACCACGCTTTTTAGCCTCTGCCAAAATCTTTAATTTCTTATTTCTGGCATCAAGAAGATCCTCGCGTTCCTGAGAAAATTTGATCAAATTCTCCTGATAACGTAGATCAATCTCGTATTGTTTGGCGCGTTTCTGAATAATCTTTTTAGCTTCATCATCTGGGGCTAAAGCCTCGTAAGCTGCAAACTCAGCCCGTTTTTCTTTGTCTAGTTGATCACGTTTTTTAGCATCTAATTCTCGCTGCTGTTTTTGAGCGTTATCAGCCTGTTTAGTAGCCGCGTCAATCTCATCTTTAATTTCTCGATATTTGGTTTCTGCAAGTTTACGCCGTGCTGCTAATAAATTCCGTTGATCTCCGGCATTGCCACCTTGAGCGACACCTGGGGTTTGCGCTAATTCCCCGTTCCCCGTTCTCCGTTCTCCAATAGCTGCTTGTTGAGCAGGTGTAGTATTTGACTGGCTCAGAAATAATTGCATCTCAGAGTTACGCCGCTTGGTTAATCCTGGCAATGCTTGTTTAACTCCGCGATGTTTACCTTTATTCCACCTCAGAAACTCTTTAGCCGCACCTGCATAATCTCCAGAGTTTAGTTTTTTGAGTAGGGTACTTTCTCCTAATGCCCCTTCACCCACGTTAAAAGCGAACGAGGTCAAAGCATCCAATTGATTATTGTTGATGGGGACTTTGACCATTTTCTGAACGCGAGAACGTTTGTAAAGTAGCTCATTTAATAGCCGTTGGTTTGCTTCTTCAACTGTTAAGCGCTCGCCTGATGATTTAGCCTTAGTCCCAAAACCAACCGAGTATTGAGTTCGATCAAAGTATGGTGTTGCTGCAAAACCTTCTGATTTTTTAACTAGCGCAACTAAGCTATCTGTCAAGCCAGCTTTACCGAAAATCTCCTCATTCTTACCACGCACAATATTGGCAGTGCGAGACGATAAACCCGCACCTGTGGGTAGTGCATTTTTCGCTGCTTCTTGGATAGGCTTAAAGCTATTAAGCTCTGTCCCGACGACGGCGTTCACAATACCTACTTGCCCCTTCCCTTCATCAAAAATCAATTGTTTTGCGCCACTTTGCTTGAGAGCATTTCGGAAACTGTCAAACTCTTGTTGGTTGGCAAAAACAATACACCCAGCACTCCCTGGGGCTGTCTGTCGGTTTGCATCTAAGTGAAAACCAATTGCAGATCGTTGAGTGCGAAAAGTGGGATTTACAGGAATAAATCTTGATCCAACTCCTGCTCCCATCCCTGCAACTTCGCCACCAATATTGTAAGTGCCATATTCAACAGGTGCTAGTGATCCGCTTTGAGTAGTTCCACCTGCCCCGAACATTCCTTGGGTGCGACGAGTACCGCTATTTACAGTGTGTTGAGCGATCGCCCGTCCTTGATCGTCATAAACTACCAAGGCTATTTTCTCTAGCCCGTTTTCGTCTTTTTGCCCAGTGCGGCGCATGATTACCTTGCTTTTGGGGTTCGCGGGTGATCCTAACCCAAAAAAACCTTGCACGCCCTGAACGATGTTCCCTATTATGTTATTACCATTACCAGAGTTAGGTGACGATGCCTGTAGCTGTGCTTGCGGCTGTGTCGTTGGTTGTTGATTTTGTCCTGTTGCCCATTTCCAAAATTCCTCAGCCTTCTTGGTAGCTAATTGAAACGCGCTGCCAATTCCCGGTATTCCTTGACTTGCAAATTCCCCAGCTTTTTGAATAGCACTACCAATATTTGATGTCCATTTACCAATATTTTCGCCAATAGCTTGAGTAATTGAAACTGCGGTTTTTAGCCCTGCATTCAACAAATTAATGCCGTTAGTTGTGAGATTTACAACACCATTAAATAAGGACTGAATCAACTTAATCAATGATTTAACTAAATTTACACAGGTATTCCATGCCGCAACAATTCCATCAGCGATCGCTTTTGATATATCAATGGTTTTCTGCCAAATATTATTTAAAGTTGGTTCACTGGCAACCCAAATATCAGCCGCGCCTCTAGCACCTGCTTGGATACCACCAACAATTAAATTTATCCCATCAAAAATAAATTTTAACCCGTCAAAAACGACTTTAACTACTCCCCAAAAATCATTAAAGGCAGTAGACATATCCCTGATAATATTCGGGTTAGTTTCTAAATATTTGGTGAAACTTGTTATCCCGTCTAATAATAATTTAAACGCACCCGCTACTAACTCTTGAATAGCTTTATTTAGGGATTGAACCAACTGCGGATTAGCTTTAAAAGTTCCGACTAATTTCTCAGATTCTTTGCGGACATCCTTCATGATTCCGTTAGAAGATGTCAAGCCAGACACAATATCACCAAATGTCTGGACAATGAAATTCATGATCGGCTCAAATGCCACGCCGATTGATTTCTGGAACTGATAAAAAGTATCTTGGACGTTGGATAGACGACCTTCTAAAGTTTTTGCTTTATTCTCCATTGCCCCAAAATACGCCCCGCCCTCAGCACTCATGCGGCGTAAAGCTTCCTCAAGGTGACGAAATTCTAGTTTTCCGTCTGTGGCCAGTTGTCTAATTTCAGATTCCTTTGCCCCTAGCATTTTGGCAAGTTCAGCCCGAAGCTGCACCCCGCGCCCCGTAAATTGGTCAATGTCTTCATTCTGTAATTTCCCCTCAGTCCGTGATTTGGCGTAAACTTCCATCAAGTCGCCAAGTCTGGCGTTAGCACCTGCGGCGACATCACCAATGGTTTTGAGGTCTTTGATAATCTGATCTGGTTTTGCACCGGTTGCTAAGTTTTGGATTGCTGCTTGCTGTAAATCCTTTAGCTCAAACGGTGTAGTAGCTGCAAACTTCTCTAACTTGCCGACAAAATCATCAATTTCTTTTTGATTGCCCTTGAGGAAGGTTTTTAGTGAAGATTCAAAGTTTTGGAAGTCTTTGGTAACATTGAAAATCTCACCCGCGAATTGTTGAACCGCACCCAGTGCCGAACCAACTACACCAGTAATTGAGTTAAACGCCCCAATCCCAGCCCCAACAAAAACACCATTAAAGACATTGCTTAAAATGCCCTTAATCGGCTCAACTGCGTTCTTGAATCTATCCGTGAAAGTTCTCCCCGCGGCCTGTCCGGCACTCGCAGCTTGAGCAGTTGCTTGGTTTAAACCTCCTAGCCTGTTTCCTCCGACACTTCCAAAGGCTTGGTTTATCTGCTTCTCAATACCCTTGGCTACCTGCGTGGCGTAAGCCTTGGTTTGATTCAATTGTTGGTATAGTGCGGCTTGGTTGGCCGTTAGCTGTAGTTCAAGAGTACCAAGGGAAGTCATAGGAATAAACCCGCCTCAATGTTATAGGCATTTGAATGATTTTTCCCTTAAAAAGCTAGGATTAGATCATCTAAAATTGCTATAATCGAATTATCTCATAGAAAAAATTGCCATTATTTTCTGATATCCATCCAGAAGATTCGCTATTGTATCTGTGAGCATGGATTTTGTAGCCAGGATTTTTCGTTAATGGTTCAGTAATAAAACTGGGGTCAAACCAGATTATTCGGTTGTTGGGTTGAATGGCGAAACAACCGTTATCAAGTTTTAAAACATGGCCACATTTATGTTCGCTTGGATCTTCCGCCCAATCTCCACCAACCCAATCAATTGTGAACATATACTCACCGTCATACCATTTTCCATCTTTGAGAATGGTTTTACAACGTAGTTCGGAAAGGTAGGAATAGGCGATCGCACATGGCTGATAACTCAAGCAATCCCACAATTGCAACCAATCTAATGGTAGTTGCTCGCAATCTTCTCTCCAAGCGAGAGCATGAATTGGGACTCTAGCAAATTGCGCTCCCTGGTTAGTAACTAAATTAAACCCAACTGCCCGGCCAGGAATAGAAGTCATGCCGAATACCCGGACGGGTACGTATCCTGTTTGCTGTAAATCCCAATCATAAAGAAATGACTTGTTAATAAAACATTTGAAGTGGGGGATATCTATATTGAAGGTCATGTGCGATCGCAAAATAAAATCACCATTGTAACAACAAAACCGCCACTTGTGTAGCGGTTGTTGCGACAGTTAATGCAGGACGTGATATTGCCATTAATCAACAGTCATACGACTATCCCATTACGAGGCAGTCCTCATTAATCAATATATCACATCTTTGCTGGGTGTCAGCACCAATCTTTCTCGCCAGGGCATTTTTTAACATTTTCACAAGGTAGTAAATAACCTGAAATGTGTACAGCCAATTTACCCTGCTCATCTACACCAGTTCCACTAAAGTCAGTATCAAGTAGTTGGTGTGGTCTAATATTTATTCCACAACCAGGACAGCGAGTTCCACCCCATGAATCCATAAAAAGATTGTAACTTCTGTGGATTTGCTTTTTAGCAACGGCATCCAGTTCTCTTAATCGCTGTTTAGCCTGATGTCGGTTACGGCGAATTTGCCTTTTCATAAGACCTCGTGGTAAGTGGGAAACTCAGCGTCTCGCAAAGTCGGCAGCAAAATCAATTATAGATGACCTAGAAGATTTGTAAATCGTGCGGCTGAATATGCCGAAACCACTACCGATAACCGTTGGATCAATCCAATGGTTATTTTTGTGATGTGAAGCTAAACCGCAAATTAACAGGGATTTTCACGTCAACGAACACATAACTAAAAGTCATCTGCGATCGTAAAATAAAAGAAGTATTGTAACCTAACCCTGCTTTAAATTCATCAAAAATTGATACATGACTTGATTGTGTCTCGCGTCAGCTAAAGCATTATGCTCACCAGATTCTTGTTTTGGTAGTTCAGGATTACCTAAGTCATCACACAACTGCTTGATGTCTTTTGTGTACATAGGAAATCCATTTGGCAATGCAATCATTGCCCCAAATAATTGGCAGAATACGACATGATCGTAATCTGCATAGTAACCCCATATTTCAGGCTTTGCTCTACCAATCCCTAAGCTGTATTTTGTTTTAGTCTTTGAATGATAAGCAAACACCTGGGTTGCTTGCATTAACCTGATTAGCCAAATTGGAGATTGAGATTGAATTTTTAGTAGAAATTTATTCCATCCGGTTGGTTTTACTGATTCTACTTCACCATAGCAATGGAAGAAATTAGCAACTTCTTCCGCTATCTCAGCCTTCGTTTTCCATGCTTTTGATTCCTCCCAAAGACGTGGTGAAACCTCAATAGGCAACGGATCTTTGGGAGGTAACTTAGAAATTACATTATTCTTTACCCATTGGGATGCTTTAGTTAAATCACAATCCCTATTGACGGCATAAAATTCTCTGCCATCCTCGCAGACAATCCCTATAGATATCAATGATATAGTCGTTCCGTCCTCTATAAATTCTGTGTCTAGAAAATATTTGGTCATAAATGTGATCCGCAAAATAAAAGATAAATCTAACACGCTATTTAACTAATTTCTCAATCTCTCCCTCAATATCTGCAAATGCCCCAAGCACACGGGGAGGAAGAACACCAATGTCGCGCAACTCAATATAAATTTGTGCTGTTTCCCGCGACATTGGTATTTTCTGCTTTTGCCCCTGTTCCGTATCTGGAAATGGCAAGAAGTCTTGTAATGTCGCTTTCTCAGAGAACGACGCGCCAATTTTAGCGATCGCACTTGATTCTAAATTGGTGTGCAATTTGTACTGACGGTACAAACTTTCCACCATTTCCCGAATTACCCAACAAGGGACGCGGTGGAAGTTTTTTCTGTGATAACTGGGGTCTGTGACTCCAAAATACTGGATGGTGTAATAGGACTCTCGGTAGAACTCACGTTCTTTTTCCGTGAGCTCTTGGTACTCTTGAAGCCTTTTGATTGCTCCCCCAGCGTTACTTCCTCTGGTTCTTGTTCAACTGTAAATATTGGCAATTCCGCCCATTCCCTCTCTTCGCCTAACGTGAATGAGAATAATTGTGAGTATAAGTTTTGGGGAAGTTTGCGGACAATTTGACGGATAATATCATCTCTGTTTTGATCAGACATCCATCTTTCTTCGGGAACTGCCATCAATTGAGAGCATTTTTCCTTGTCAGGCGAACAGCGGAATGATGCTTTGAGATTATCAATATTAGCCAATATCCAATCAGGCGCAAGTCGTGATTTTAAAATCATGATTGCAACTTCCTGAGATTGTCGCTCAACCATCATTTCAGGCTTTTTAATTCTACCTAGTTCGTTGCGGTAGTCAATCGCAAATGTAAGCAATCGGTCTATTTCTTCCTCAGTTTTACCCGCGTTTCCTTCTAAAGTTCTGCGAATTAAACCAATTGCTTCTTGTTGGGAAATTTTTTCTTTCTCAACAACAATATCTGCAATTTCCGCCAATGGAGCAATTTCTTGGAATTGCACATTACGGATTTTATCTGCCATATAATCTTTTTCTTCTGGGTTTAATCCGCCCATTTTAGGCAGCGGAAAACCAGCAATAACAACTATCTCAGGGATTCCCCAGGGGTTCTGCATATTCTATCCTTATATCGTCTTGTGGTGAGAGTAATCGGGTAAAAGTGGGATTTTTCCTAATGGCTTCTGGTACGACAATTAAACAGATTTTCTCACCAGATAAACTGTACACAGGCATATTTACAGGTAGTCCAGATGTGAAATAAGCCGCACCACAAATCAAGTGATCTGAGCGCAGCTTACAATTAATCAACGCTACTGTATGTCCGGTTGAGTGGAGGCATTTATGCAATGTCATCTATTAGGAAATAGTTACAGTTGTCGGGGGTGTATAGAAATAGCTATCACCTTGGATCTGTGCGCTACAACTGAAAGCCCGTTTTTCCTGAACTGGGTTTTGAGGTGATGCCGATTCAAGTAAGGCTACACCCTCATGGGCTTCACCGCTTGGGAATGCCAGCCTAAAATAAAACTCACGCCCAGCAAAAGCGTCTTGATGAGCAATCTTCCGAAGAATGCCACCGCCTAGGTCTCCATAGACTAGGTTGAAGTCTAAAGCCATTGTCTTGGCATTACCTACCGTCACTTTTTCCATGCCTAAGCCACTTAAATAATTAGTGGTGTCGGAGTTTTTTATCTGGGGTGTAATGGTAGCGTTTGTACACCCTGCGACGAACACAAGGGCTTTAGTTGTTGCAGTTGCCGCGCTGGCAACTGAGGCTGATAGCGGCAAGGTGTGGATTGACGTTGCAGCAGCGGCAGCGCGATTACTGACTGTCACTGTGGTACTTCCGAAGGTTAGGATAGTCCCAGCATCCAACGCCACTGGCAAGGCTGCCACATTAATAGATTCCGCGCCAGATAGTGCAGATGCAGAGGTGGTGATTGTGTAGGAGGGCGGTGTTCTAGAACTGATAACAATGTTGCCGACTGTTTGCGTGGGTAATTCACCAATCTGGAAGGTAATTCCCAGCGTAGTTTCAACAACTGAGGGGCGGGCAATAACTAAAGGCATAGGACGTTTTTATAAGTTGTTTTCAGTTTTCCCCTTAAAATTTTAACCACGTATAAGTCCCTCCAAGTGTTTTTCCAGCATCGGCAGCATTAAATGTCAGCACCCCATTCCCGGAAGATTGCATACTAATTTCTCCTGGGGCTGGGGCTGCGCCATTAGTATAGATTTGTGTAACAGGTGTCCCATTAATTGTAAGCTTATGCAATTGTGGGGTGTCAGTTTCTAATCTAATGAATGTGGGATGAGTAGTTGCGTCAGTCAGAGTAAGTGTGTAAGGCGCGACCGCAGGAATAGTCAGACTTACAGCTTGGTTGAAAATGACCGGGATTGAGTACCAAGCAGATGAGTAATCTAAGGAAGTGGCATTATCTTTCCACAATCCGTAACAAATCCCCTGGGTAAAGTAATTGGTAGCTGTAAAATGCGGTGGATTAGCCCCATTAGCAAATGCAACTGTAATTCCGTTTATTAATGTTTCCGCCCCTGAATGAGTAGTTTTAGAGTTAGGATTACCAGCAACCCAAGCACTGCCATTCCAGCCGTAATCAGTCCAGCAATAGGCATTATCTGTAAATAGCTGCCTCATGGATGCGTAGAGAACTATTCCACTATCCAGATGTAGGAGTGTTGGGATAGTTCCTAATTCCGTGTATGTAACGACTGAAGTGTTGTTTGGAGTAATCAACATATTGCGACCAATTAAGTTGCCGTTAAAGAAATCTATTTTATAGTAAGCATCAGAACCGAAGATAGAGTGAGTAAATTGTTCCTGGGTAATAGCACCAACAGTTAACGCTACCGTTGCAGTAGTGCCATAGGTAAATTTAAGAGCTACAAAATTATACGGAATAAATTGTTCTATATTAAATCCTCCAGCCCAAAAACTTCCGGTATTACTTACGTCTAAACTAGCAGGATATTTTTTTATCTGACTTCCTTCATAGCCTAGTACAGCCGTTGGGGTAGAAGGTTGCCACCACACCATTCTCCTATTCGTGCCACCTGTATTGTCAGCAATAATAGCTATTTGGTCATTAACATTTTCAGGATCTGCTTTTAAGAAATAGACTCTTGACCAATTTCCGTCACTGATTCCAGTAAAGGTAAAAGTCTCAGGAACAGCCCAATTGTTACTACTATAAAGACCGCCACTAACCAAAGCAAAAGTTCTACCATTTCTTCCTACATCAACCCCGTAACAAGGATTATTTAATTGTAACGTGACAGTATTTAAACTGGTATTAATAATATAAAGACCGTTATTTCTACAGGCAACATAAATTAAATTATTTGCAGGGTTTACCGCTACCTGTCTTATTTGAGTTGCACCTAATACCGGAGTTGACAAACTATCCCAAGTGGTAAAAGTTCCGTCAAATATATCAAGTAAAGTTACCCCAGTATCATCATATTGAACTATCTGCGTGTTAGACCAACGGAGTAAATCATTATTTTCTTTCCTCCACCCATGATGTCTGGGATGCGCTGGAGCATTAGGGTTTCTAAATGGAGTTCCTACTGTTAAATCGGTGTAGTTGCTACCATTAAAACCAAGGTGTTTACGAACAGATAACTTATAGGTCGCTACACCAACCGCACCCGTATTGGTAATAGTTAGTTTAAATAATTCAGGTAGTTTACCAGTCCAAGTTCCTGCAAGTGTGGGAACACCATTAGAACTACCCGCAAAGCTGGCATCAAAGAAAGGTGTGGGGGCTGCGGAACTATGCCAAAACCCTGTTTGGAATGGTTCTTGTGGGTAATCTACTTTAGATGCAGTATACGCTTTTTTTGTCTGTAATCCTGTACCTTGAAGAATAGTATTATAAATATTTCCTACATAAGTATCACGGTCATGGGATGCTACATACTTCCATTTGTAATGAGAGGTTACAGCACCACTCAAAGCCGGATTCCAACCATGTAAAAAGTTTCCAGGCTGATCTCGATAAAGATAATTCCCAGAGTGAGCAAACAACCCATCGTACGATGGGTTTAGATTAAATGGAGATACAAAGCCGGCAGACATTCCAAACTCACCAACAGTGGAGAAATACCATGATGGTGCTGTAAATAATCTTTCCCCAAAGTCATACCTAATATTGTCACTTAAAAACCCTTGTCCACCGACACTATTAGTGAATTGTATTCTGTAAAATATATCTAAAAACTCTGTCGCACCTTGTGTGCATGGGGTATCTAATTTAAGATAAGCGTAAGTTGTGGCAGACACATTATTTTGATTATTGTTAGGGAACTCATTTGTTAAACCAACAGAGTTAAATGTTCTAGCAGATCCCGTAAAATCTATTCTATTTTGTATTTGTCCATAAGGAGGATTAATGGCGGGATGCCAAGTAGGAGAAGTAACGTTAGTAGGAATATAGCCAGTCGCAATAATATTAGTTAATGTTGAATTAAAAATCGTTGGTGTCGTGGTAGAAGCAGAAATAGAAATACGTCTATCGCCAAAATATCTATACGTTCCGTTCCAAGCTAATACACCCAATAAACTAGCGGCAGGTATTAAGTTATCCTGCTTAATTACTTCTACGATTTCCCCAGTAACACTATCAATCCGTCTTATTTCTACGCTACCTGTAATTTTCATATCTTTAACCAATAACAATGCCGCCTAAGTTTATTTTAACATAACTACTAGTTGATTTACTAGCTGATATGCCACTGTATTCATCTTCATATTCATAGACGCTAACCTTTAAATCTACTTTGGAATAATTAGAGTCCAGCTTATTGTAAGATATCCCTTGATAATCGTCAATGTGTTCTAGAATGGTAGCTTTCAAGTCTGCTTTGGAATAGCTATTAGTTAATTTATTAGCACTTATTCCGTTATAAGAATCATCCCCATAAACAAAAGGGGAAATACTATTGATAATATAATAAATTATGTTTGATGGGGTGCTAATTAATTTCCCGTAAATATTGAAGTGAGTTATTATTTTGTAGTGTTTATTTAACTCCATTCCAAATATCTTTTCTTCATTAGCCGTGACTGAATCAATCTCAACATAGCTACCAGTTGTATTAACAACTAAACTATATCCGGTCACAAACTCACTATCGCAAGAAGGTGGATTCCAGGTAACAAAGAAAGTTTCCCCTACGTCTCCACAATAAGCTTTTTGTAAGAAGGCTGGTGGAGAAATATAAGGTATAGGTGTTACCTTCCGACAAGCTCTATCACTCACAATACCTTTACTTACAGAATTGCCGAAGTGAGTGGAAGTAAGATGATTGTAGATAATTAAATCTTCAAAAATATTTGGGTCGCTTTCCAAACTAACTCTAAGAATAATAGGCAATCCAGTACCGTCATCACACCCAGTGGTATAACAGGTTGATTGAATAAATATAGTAGGCTCTTTGATCGTATTATTATCAAATAATACCGTTTTATTTCCTGCTATTTGCTCCCACTTGAATTGTGTAGCATCACTTTCAATAGTTCCGCCTAATTTAAACCCAGCAGTAGGAGGACAAACAACGATATAGGAAGGGATTAACAAATTCAAAAACCGATCTTTCTTGTCCCCAATTTTCCTAAATGTTGTTGTAAGCTGATATTGATTTACCCCAACCCGTATTTTTTGCCATTCATCACAGACGAACTCCCGATAATCAATTACACCGTTATTGGGACTCCAGAAAAACGAAATTGTACAGAGACTTCGTAATTGATTTAGTAATTCATCTACTTCTGTCCCTATCAAAACAGGCGAAGTTATAGACCATTCTTCATTGATGAGATCAACGCCCTGAAAAACAATTTGTTGATACCCGTCACCCAATTTATTTATCAATAGTGGAAGTGACGCTTTTTTAGACGCACTCCACAACGGATTCAGGATTAAAACAGGCTTTACACTGCCATCATTTACGGCGTTTTCGCAATCAGCCAAAGTTGCATAAAGCCCCGGTGAGCCGTAAACACCGGACAATGTACAACTAAAATTAATGTAATCATAGTTCGGCATCAGCGAACCTCTGAGATCAGAAAAGTTGTTCCGGTGGCGTTGTAAGCGATCGCCCCAAGAGTGTCGTTTCCGGTAGTTGCAAAGCTGAGGCTTTCCCCTGTCGGTAGATTGGCCGTCAAAACCGTTCCTACCGCACCACCAACGTTTTTGATGACCACAGATTTAGCCCCTGCTGTTACCGTGCCTGTGGTAGTTGCGCTAAGAAAGCCTGGAGTTCGTTGATTTCCCGATAGCTGTCTCCAAATTGCTGACAGCCAGCCGAGTATTCCTGCCCCTCCAGTCGGCATCGTTGCCCCAGTAATCGGACTTTCTTCAGAATAATTGAGGGCAAAATGAGCCACGTCAGGGTTGCTCATTGTACCTGCGGAGGAGTTTGTGAGAGAACGCTGATAGGGATTTCCATCTCCCCCAATGTAAATGCGTGGTGTGGGCATAATTTAAAATTCCATTGCAAAAACAGAGGCATATCGAGAGGCAAAAACCCCTACCCAATTATTTTTAGTCAGGCTAATCGGGCTTGAAACTACCCAGAGCGACGATTTGTTATTAACATCAACTGCGGCGACTCTGACGTAATATTTCCCAGCCGATATGTTTGTAAATTGTGTTGAGGCAGTTGATGTAAATCTGGTATTCCCCCACAAACCATCGTCGCCAAGGCGTAATTCAATTGTGTAGCCTGTGATATATGGATCACGCTTACTATTTAGCAATGGAAAATCCCATACTGCATTGAGATCAAACAGGTCAATTGTTCGGTAGCTAAAGGTGATATTTCTAGGAACTGACACAACGACGGGAGGATTACGCCGCTCTGGCAACGGCTCAAGACTCCAGCCATTTTCAATTCGAGAATATTTGGCGGGATTGTACTCGATGGCCGTAATTTCGTGAAACATTTCCATGCTGCCAGCACTTGGAACACGATTCAAAACCCGGAATAACTGCGGCTGTACCGTAGATGACGCGAGAATCCAGTTTGACTCCGGGGGTGGTGCTGATGATAGGGCTAAATTTAAAGTGAGGATTATCGCGGCTGTTCCTGGCGAGTTGGTAACGACTCTTTCGTGAACCGTGCCATCAGCAAGCATTACCGTGAGGGTGTAAGTTTCATCCTCTAGAATTTCCACAGGATTATCAAGAGTGATTGCTGTTGTAGTGGCCGCCGCGATCAGCCCGCCATACCGGATATCAGCCCTTTTTGAGTCCATGATCCTGATAATATCGCCGGGCTTTGTATAAGTCCCGTATGCCCTGCTTTTAAAAGTTACGGTTTCCTGCTCCAGTCTGTCAGTTAGCAGCGTGGCATACCCAGCCCGTCGCGCTTGTCCTCTTGACGTGCAAGCAAAAGCAGATAGCTCAATTTCCCTTACGCCATATTTAGCAATTCCATCAGGATCGTCAATTGCTTCTACGGATTGACGGTAGAAGTCGTCAGGATTTGCCCAAGTTACTAATGCTATAGTGTGTCTGGTTTTCAGCCCTGTGCGAGTGTACGAAAACATCCCCTCTTCAATATCAGATTGGGTAAATTGTGCCACTGGTGATCCGGGTTTGTCTGCCACAAATCCGATTGCTCCAGACATCCAGTAGGAGAAGCCACGAAATATTGATAGAAACTGCTGAATTACTTTGTACGCCTCGTCTTTGCCCTCTAGCAATAAATGGCATTGAAACCTATGCTCTGTGCCGCCATAGCCATTAGGGACGTACTCATTGCAGTATTGGCTAATTTCGTATAATGCCCATTTATCAATTTGGGACTGATTGATAAATCTACCAAGTCCGTAGCGAGTATTGGTGATTAAGTCATATAAAATCCACGCCGGATCTGCCACTGCTACCGATGGCGTAGTAAAAGTCCCATTCCAAGTTCCGCTAAATGTTAGCCCCCTTGTAGCGGTAGGGGTGGCATTGCTGGGAATTTGAATTTTCCGCCCTGCTAACTTCAGGGATATTTGGGGCAATGATTGGAACTGAGCCGCCTTAAAACTAAACCCAAATAATGCGCTGTTGGGATATGCAAGTTTAACTTCAGTTGCTTGTGTGTAGGATTGCCACCTTAAAACCCGTTGATACCGTGTTTCGTCTGCGTCCTGCGGCGTAGTTCGTTCTACGCGGACGCTGAAGCTTGAAACCGTGCCACCGGTGTTATTAACTGCAAAGGCGTATTCAAATTCTGTTATCGTGGCAAAGCGTCCGCCTATATTGCCTTCATAAACGAGAACAAACGCACCCGCACCCTGTTTAATAAAAATCTTAAACCCTACATTTAACCCCAGCACGCCCCCATCTGGCGGATATTCCTGTAGGACCACACCCAATCGAACACGAATAATATCTAGATTGGCGTTGGTAATTGTGCGGGTAACTGGGAGTAGGTTTTTCACTTCAGAACTAACGCTAGTTTCTGAGGTTATTTCATCCCCAAAACCAGGCATCCTGCTTTGCCCTTGAGTTCCGAGCCTGTAATCCCATGTAAATCCGTCGAAGTTCAGAGAGCCGTCGGTATTTTGAATAGGAGTTTCATCAAGGTAGACAGATTTTAGCCCAGCTATTGGTCCTTCTATTTCTCCCTCTGACACAATCCCTAAAACTGATGCGATTGAAACGGAAGTTCCTGATACTGCGGTTTCTGGCGGTTTTGCGGGCTTGCCACCACCACTACCGCCAAATCCTTTAAATTCTTGTTTTTTTGGCATAATCTCAGATAACAAAATCTGAGATTATATTTGCCTGTACAAGCCTTTATAATTCAGGAACCAGTAGCATTCACTCATGATTTTTGTTTCTCAAATACGTAATGCCAATCAAGCCAAAACTTGAAGCAAGCAAACTGAATTATCAAGTTGCCGTAGCTCCAATTGATATAGACCAACCGCCAGTCTAGCAATGTTAACTGGAATTTTATCTCAATCCCGTCAATTGTCGCGCCGTTGTATTTGCCTTTCGGCAAGATGGCTTTAAGTTGATTTAACATTCTAACGCTGCGTAATAATCATCCCAAGTCTCATCAATAGTTCCTGATACTGCGGTTTCTGGAGGTTTGCCGCCTCCGCCGCCACTACCGCCAAATCCTTTAAATTGTTTTTTCGGCATAACCACAATTGATGTTTGTGGTTATTTTTGCCAGGATGGGAAATGATTACCGCCATGGCTAATTGGTAAGACTGTTTAATATTCTAGTGCTGTATAGTAATCATCCCAAGTTTCGTCAATAATCTCATCGACTGTTTTCCCATTACGGAGCGCGAGAAACTTGTAGCTTGTCCAGAACTCTAGATCATCTTCAGTATATAGTGGTTTACCAAAACTTCTCATGGACAGAAGTCTTTTCCTTAATAGATTGCTTTGCCACGCAAGGCTGAAATTATTTTTTGTGTCATTAAAGTTACCCCCATTTCAGTTAAATTATATTCGTCCCTGGCATCTAAATTCTATTTCTATAAACTCAGACGCAAGCTTGTAATTTCTCACTATGTGACGGAATATATCACCATTTTGATCAGGGATATATATTCCGTCTGGGAAATAGAGAGGGATTAATGCACGCTCTAATTCCCATGCAAAACCAGAAATATTAGCGCCTGAGAAATGGCGGAATTTAAAGTTATCGGGGTGTGCGCTTTTATAAACCAAATCTTGATAGAAAGTTTGTAATTGCAATAGAAATTGAGCGCGAAAAATCTTTATATGCTCCCCATCAACATTCCACCAATTATCCCCAATATTAGCAAATATTCCAGCATCATAAATGCCGTATTTGCCATTAGCTAATTTGACGCATTTTTTAGGCGTGAGATTAGTTGAAGAAATTAGTATTGGTGAGTGCGCGATATTCGGATCAACAAATTTAGCTACATCAAATGTCATGGTATTCATTAAAATGCTACTCCCATGATAAATATTTGCCAGGGTTTAAAAAATCCCTACACCGTTTGCTGCAAATCTCTGTCTCCGCAAAATAGGACAGGATATTGCAAAAACCACCGAAGTCAAAACCCAGAACAGCGAAAGAGGGTGAAAAAGCAAGAAGCAAATAGTTAAACCCGTCAGCAATGGCGGGTTTTTTATTGCCTATTTCCCACCACCTCCACCACCGCCTCCACCACTACCACCGGAAACATAGGAAGTTGTAATCTTGGCACTGATAACGTAGATCCCCACCAACGCCACCCCGTAAATAATCGGCACGCGACCCCCTTCTTTAACGGTTGTTGACGTGCCACCAAACACTAGGGATTTTTTATCATCCCCGCTGGGTGAATCTTGTCTACTGAATAGCGCGGAAATGCCCTGAAACAACAACGCGCCCCCAGTTAGCCCAACTGTCAGCGGCGCTACTCCCAATAGCCCAACAACCCCAAACGAAGCCGCTACAGCCAACCCAATCAGTGCCACCCCGGCGATAATCCTGCCAGCCGCACCAGCCCCAGCAATTATAGGCGTAATGCGGATTGATTGGACTTTTTTGGAAATTGGGCATTTTAGATGCTCCTCCCCAATCTCTTGATACCCTACCCGGATTTGATAATTTACCCCAAACGAAGCCGCTTCAAACAAGTAATTAGCAAAGTCTTTGAAGTTGGCTTTTAATGCTGCGATAGCTTCGGCAACACTAGATACAGCAACGGTAATTTGTGGGGTAAAATAATCTGCAAGTTCCCCTTGTAAATAGATTGTAATCATGAGTTATTTAGGTTTAAACAATATAGGCAATATGGGCGAAGATCCTGAAATTAAAGTTGTGATAAAGGGAAAACCCATTTCCAGTTTATTGGATGAATCGTGGTTTTCGGACTTAATCAAGATTATTCCTGAACTAAAAACATTACTTATTAATGGTGTCTTGACGGGCGTTTGCTTGTCTCCTATGACGTTCACGTTTCAGGTAAATGGGATGAGACACGCTGACGACACAAGTACAGTAAGCGTCAAGTTAATGGCGCTTGGTTATAAGGTAAATATTCTATGACTTACCCAATAATTCCCTTAACCCCAACTTGGAGTAATCCAGAAACCGAAACCGCTGATATTGCCAAAACTAAATATGGTGAAGTTGGGGTAGAACAACGTACCACCAAGGGCATTAATACCATTAGCAGCGCGTGGGATATCAACGTAAATATTATTAATTTTGCCGAAGTAGATGAATTTTTGAGGACGCGACGGGGTTCACCATTCAGATTGTCGCTTGATGGCACTACCGACGACGGAAAACTTTACATTTGCAAAGAGTGGACTATCCAGCAGCAGGGCGTGACGGCGGCTGCTTTTAGTGGAAAATTTGAACAGGTCAGGAGGTTTTTGTGATTCCTGGGAGACGACTGCACAAGTTGTAATATCAGTCAATAAAATGCTATAATCAATTTATCAATAGATGCACTCTTTAGCTTTAGCGATCGCAATCACGGGTGGTCGCTATTTACTAATTATGAAAAAAGATTCTAGTGTTGGGAAAGGATATAGTTATTTTTTCGCATTTATGATCATCGGATTGATGGGGGTGCAAACTGTTCGGATCGAGATTGAATTCCCCCAAAATATACCAGAAATAAAATCATTTTCTATTGAAGAAATTCCCCAAGTATTGGCGATCGCCCAAATATCATTGATAGCCTATTTACTAGGCGCACCTACTGATGGCATAGCTACTAAAATCGCTAAATTCTTAGATGCTAAATTCTTAGATAATGAAGATCGAGAATAGTTAAATTATTATTTTAGTTTTTTAAGCATTGTTACTTAAATGGTAATCTTATGAAAAATTGGATAAAAAAAATTGAAAAGCTCATTACCAAAGCATGGCTTAGAATCACGGGCAAATCAAAACCACAAAACCGCACATTGGTTTCTGTGGAATACGGATTCCACTGCGCCGTCGCCAAGATTGACAGAAAAAAAGGGGACGGATACAGGATTATCCCTCTCCCCAGAGTCGGAGATTACGACCTCATCATTGCCCTTGATAGCCTGTCCACCCTGGGCGGAAATCTACGGCGATCTAATTTCTCCGCCGGAAGAAATCGAGAATATCAAAACCAGACACACCGTTTCGGTGTATTCAGGTCTGGCATTAATGGCACTGTCACTCCTACTTATTTGTGGGACGTTGATCTTTGCGGTGACAGGATCGAGAGTAGTGGATTCGTTAGAAATGCCTCCAAAAATGCGATCGCATCCGTAGCCTTTCATGCTCTAAAGGTATCCAATAGCAAAAAGTTTCCTTGGCGATCGCAAATAGAGAGAACCAACTGGATTTCTCTATTAGAAAAAGAAATTCGTTGGGAACTAGCCGATAGTTCCCATGATTTGCAAGCAGAAAAAATATTATAACCTGACAATTGACACTCTCAGGGCTAAAGCCGCTGAGTTTTACGCTTACCGCGAGGTCTTATAAGCTCACAGGGAAAATTCTTATCAACAACATTATGAGTTTTCCCTATGCCAACATTAGAAGCACTTAAACGCCGTCATCCTGAACACATCCAATTTTGCGAATACTGGGAACTCCTAACCGCAGTAGTTGAGGGTGGTGATTCCATGACAGATGACATGAAGCGGAAACTTTTACCTAATCCCGACGGCAGGCCAGAGGGAGTTATGAAGGAACGGACAAGGTTAGCCACATATTGTAATAAAATCTCACCAATTTTATCCAGATTCAACTCAGAACTTTTTAAAAATCCGGCTGTACCCACTGGAAGTACCGATCCGTTTTGGAGTAATGAGTTTTTTAAAAATGGGGCATTACTGGAAGGCGACGACGACGGTAGAGCATCGTTCAACACTTTCTTGATGAACTCGATGTTTATGGCATTGACAACTGGTAAAGCGATCGCACAAATAGATACTAAATCGGCAGTTGGCGCGGTATCGTTGGCGCAACAAAAGGAATCGGGAGAGCTAAACCCGTATGTAATCCTTCACCCCAGGACTGCAATGTGGGACTGGAAAAGCGGACGGGAGGGATTTAGTTTTTGTAAATTGCACCAATTCCAATTAGTGCAACAAACATGGGATAGTGCGCCAATTCCACAGCATACTTTTACTGTTTTTTATCGTTTAGCAGATGGCGCGGTTTTTACCTCCAAATATATTGTTAAAAAGATTCCTAAAGATAATAAGCCAGTGCCACCTCAGTCGTTTATTGATACAGTAGACCGCAAAGAAATCACGATTGAAACTGTTATTGAAGATGCACCGATTTTTAATGTCCGGGGTAAATTTGAATTTCCGATTGTTACCTTGACTTTACCAAAATCACTATGGATGGCGGCACAATTATTTGATTGCCAAAAGTCTTATTTTAACCAAACTGCGGCGGCAGAATACGCGCTTTATACAAGCAATTATTCAATGCCTATAATCACGGGCGTGGATGATGAAGATGATGATCCACTGCAAAATCGGAAGATGGGGGACGGATATTATTTAACATTAAAAACAGGGCAATCCATCACATCATTTGAGCGTAGCGGCGGAAATATCCAAACCGCTATTAGTTATCGCTCTGAGATTAAGCGAGATATTTATGACGTACTTCAACAAATAGCCATGAGCGCGTCGGATGGTGCGGCTATAATTGCTCGGTCGGGAGTTTCCAAGGCAGAAGATAGAAGACCAGAAGAAATTTTATTAGAGCGATATGGGCAATGTGTCAAAGAATTTGTGCTACAAATTCTCGAACCTGCGGCGATCGCTCACGGTGAAATTGTTGATTGGGAAATTACAGGCTATGACGAGTTTCTGGGTTTTTCACTGACAGAACTTTTACAAGATATGCAGTTGATGGATGTTGCTGCTATCCCGTCCCCAACTTTTAAGAAGGAAATACAGAAGCATTTTGTAAAACGGGCGGCTAGGAGCTACGACCTTGATGCGATCGCTATTGAAAAGGCTTTAGGGGAAATTTCTAACAACAAAACTGCTGAGAATACAGGTTTTATAAGCAGTGATTAACGAAACCTTGGTAGAAAACACCAGATTATCAACGGAAAAAAGAGCGAATAATAGTAAAAGTTTCGCTCTTTCTTCTGCTAGAATTTAGAAAATGAAAACCCCCTGATTTCTAAGTGGTTTTAAATCAACTCTTCTACATCACTAACTAAAATAGCCCCATGCCCCGCTAACTCAGCAGGGCTTATACTTATTTGCTCTTGGTAATTGGGGTCTGGTTCAGTTCGTTGCAGTAACGCTATGATTGCATCATAACTTTCTTGACTTAACTTCCCTCCACGTTTTAAAGTGTTCAGGTTTCCGACAATCCAATCAAGTCTATTCTGATTAATTGCGTCTAGAATTTTATTATAAACAGGACTTTCAGCTATAGCTAAAACTTCATCATCCGTAACTACGTCCGATACTTCTTCTAGTGTAGTTAATACAGGTATTTGTCCGATAAGAACTGGATTATTAACTAATACTTTATCGTTCAAGTAAGATACTAATTCCCTAGGAGATAGTTCAGGGAATTGTTCAATTTGGGTAATCAGCCATTGTTGTTTTGTCATGGTTTTTAATTATCCACTAATATGATTTTCCTCAAGCTACTGTGATGCTGTAGTACTTACCCTGATTACGATCAAGGTTTTGGCGGTCGGTGGTGGAGAGGGCTGTGCCGAAGATAATTGCCTCAGACAACGCCACGGTTCCTGTCGGACTTGAGCTAAATAAAGAGCGGATATCGGGCAGTTGAAAACTAGCTGTTTTATCGCCGTCGATTTGTACGCCGTTTTTGAACAACTGCAAAGCTGTGCCGGTTTGGCGAACGGTGTGGATTGTTAATGTGTTTGTCGAGGGCGACGATGCAGGTCCATAATTGTTAAATACCTGCCTAGACGCACTAAAAAATGAGTCATAAGCCTTTCCGTCACTAAACGGCGAATGATTGTTGCCACCAGTTGACTGAGACCTAAAATCATGCGCGCCCGCATTATTTGTAAGCTGCCTAAAGACAAAAATACCAGTGGCACTTGTGAGACCAGTAAAGGTCGCGCTGATTGGCAAAGTCTGATTCTGATTTAACTGCGCTACTGTTGGTCGACCGTTCTGTGTCTCAATCACCCCTGCATTCACAATGCGCGGTCGCAGCCCCGCCGTTGAAACTGCATGACGACCATTGCCAGATTGATCATACCAGATAACAATCTCACCGTTGGCCAAACCGACAAATGCTAATAATGTAACTAC